GCTTTCGTCGCTGATCAGGAGATCAATCTCCTCGCAGCTCTTACGGAAGTAATGGTGGAGTGTCAATTCAAATGATAGGAACAACAACTAGGATTAGGGGAATCTCTAGAAACATTGTGGGTAGTAATCCGATTGGAACTCTCTTCAAGTCTAGAAATTTGGCACTAAAAGTTCAGTCTGTTATTGGGGAAAGAGATCTGTATTATTTTTATGAATCATACAGGACACGACCTCATGTAAGCAAAGGTGAAACTCAAGTTGAATGGGAGATGAAATCATTGGAACTTGCTGGTGTGGTTAAAAGAATTATGCCTAAGATCTGGGAGAAAATAAATGAATAGAATGGTAATCAATCACCCACCCATACATGAGGGTAAGGTTAAGAGTTTATTTGAAGTTGCTGGTGAACCTGAAAAGGTACTGGTCAGGTACCATGATAAGGTTACTGCTGGTAATGGTAGATCAGTAGATTTTCCAGAGGAGAAAGGAAAAGTATGCTGTCTCATATCAGCATTCCTTTTTGAAAAGTTAGAGAAGTACCAGATAAGAACCCATTACATTAACACCTGTCCCTTAGACAGTATGTTATGTACTAAGGTTGATATCATTCCTATAGAAGTTGTAGTCAGAAATGTTGCTGCTGGTTCTATAGTTAGAGAGACAACCATTGAAGAAGGTACTGAGTTTTGTTGGCCATTGGTTGAGTATTATCTAAAGGATGACGAGAAGGATGATCCTTTACTTAGTATTGCTCGTATTAATGTGATGGGTTTAGGTGATGATCTAGCAAAGCTAGAACAGTTGGCTAGAGAGGTTAATGTTGTATTGAATGAGACCTTTAAGGACATAGGTTTAACACTTGTAGATTTCAAATTGGAGTTTGGATACGATGCTGACAAAAATATACTCTTGGCTGATGAACTATCACCTGACTCAATGCGACTCTGGAAAGACGGTAAGAGTTTCGACAAAGACCTATTCAGAAAAGGAGAAGGTGATATAGTAGAAGCATACAAGTACATCCTTGATAAACTAACATGATAACTCAGTTAAGGAACCCTCAGACTCAGGTCTATGAAAGATTTAAGTCAGAAGTATTATCTGACTGGTTCCCTTGGAACTATTTCAAAGGTGATGATGCTTCTCCTGAGTTCTATAGTCATACCATCTTGACAAGACCTGGATATAATAATATACTATGTCCAGTACAGTCATCAGAGTGGTTCAATCATGCTAATGAAGTACTCACTGAGATCTTTCATCATAATGATATAGATGTCAAGACAGTCTATAGGATCAACTGTAATGCTGTACACTATACTAATGGTAAGGCATCACCTATCCATAGGGATCATGATTTTCCTCACAAGAATCTCCTAATATATTTGACTGATGCTGGTGGTAAGACCAACGTTTATGCTGGTGATGTCATGGACAGTTATGTTCCTAAGGAAGATGACATCATCAGTTTTGGAGGTCTACATAATATGAACCAACCTGAACCTGGTTCACGTCGTGTCGTTCTGGTGTGTACCTATGACCCTACAGGATAAGATTAAATCTGCCGAGGATAGACAAAAAGAATTACAAGTATTAATTGACGCTTGGAAGAAACAACTGACTGAATCATGAAAGCTTTGAAGACCCCACTACGATATCCTGGAGGAAAATCCAGAGCAGTAGCAAAACTATTTGAGTTCCTACCTAAAGATATCTCTGAGTTTAGAGAACCATTCTTAGGTGGTGGTAGTATGGCAATAGCCATTACCAAACAGTACCCTGGCATACCTGTCTGGGTTAATGATCTGTATGAACCACTGGTGAACTTCTGGATACAGTTAAGGGATCACCCTGATACATTAGCAGGAGATCTAGCAGATCTTAAAAAGAATTATCCTAATCCTGACTCTGCTAGGTGTCTCTTTGATGAGTTTAAAGGTAATCTTCTTGAGGGTGATGACATTGATAGAGCAGTTGCTTTCTACACTGTCAACAAGTGTTCCTTCAGTGGTCTAACTGAGTCCTCTTCATTCTCTAAGCAAGCTTCTAATAATAACTGGACTATGAGGGGCATTGAGAAACTACCAGGTTACGGTGAGATCATTAAGGACTGGAAGATAACTAACGTAGACTACGCTGACCTTGTAGAGGACTGTACAGGGCATAGTGTTAAGCTTACATGCGAGTACAGTACATTCATATATGCTGACCCACCTTACAGTATTAAAGACTTCCTCTATGGAGAGAAGGGTAAGTTACATAAGGGTTTCGACCATGAGAGGTTCGCAAATGTAATGGATGATACAATCGGGAACGTAATGATTTCATATAATGACAATAAGGAGATCAGGGATCGTTTTTGGGAGTGGAAGGCTTATGATTGGGATCACACGTACACGATGCGCTCTACTGGTGACTACATGAAAGACCAGAAGGCAAGACGTGAACTCTTACTAACGAATTACACAGCATGTCAGGAAGTTTAGGAGTCAGGGTTAAGAACGGACGCTGCTCCCTTTATCACACCACCAGGGGCATCCTAACCACCTTTGGGAGCGGATGTACTCAGGCTATCATTAATGGTAACGAAGTTCATGTTACTCTGAATTCAGGTAGCGTGGCAATCTATGAGATCAACCAGCATGGTACTGGTGTTAATGGTCCAAGACGTATCATCACATGAAGCCAGTTAATGTATCCCACCCTATCATATACAGGGATCATTTTGACTTTGATGTTACTCAGCACAGTAATATCGCAGAAGAAATGTTTGGACTGGTTACCAAGTACGATGTCACTACATCTGTAGAGATAGGTAAGACTGCTAGATCTACTGCTAACACAGTGGGTGTACCTGGATACAAATACATTGCTAATGATGTACGTATGGTACCATTCATAGAGTACCTCAAGGGTAAGATACAGTATCTGAAACAGGTGTGGAAGATAGATGATTACCCTTACTTTATATCAAACGCATGGTATAATGAACACTATGAGGGTGACTGGACTGATGAACATGCTCACGGTCCATGTATCGTAGTCTCTGCCTACGTACAGAAACCAGAAGGATCAGGTGATCTATTGGTACGTGATCCTATGACAGAGTACAGAGCATCAGAGCTCATGAATGTAGAACCTTGGAGAAGAGTGTCAGTTAGTCAGGGAGATGTGTTATTTTTCCCTGGTTGGTTAAGGCATAAGACTGAGGAAAACAATACATCAGAGCGACGAATGATCTTATCATTAAACATTACTCCCTTACATGGGTACGAGTTTGACTCCCCTATATTATTATGACAAGTGAACTATCAGAAATTCTCAACTCCATTAATCACAGTAAGAAGAACTTGTATGATGAGGAGCCTGATCGCGTCAAGTCTTATCCTGCTTACGTCGTTAATAGATGTCTGTCTGGTCATGTTGATAGCATCTTATACGCTAATGAGATGAACAAGGCAACCCACCTTCCTAACCGTCTCCAATATGACTTCTTGCTAAATACTTTGAGGAAACGAAAGCGTTTCACACCTTGGTTGAAGAAGGAACAGATCGAAGATCTGGATCTTGTTAAGAAACACTATGGATATAGTAATGAAAAAGCAAAGATCGCATTATCTCTTCTTACCAAACCCCAGTTAGATTTTATTAGACAGAAACATGAAACGGGAGGAAGAGGATGACAGCATCTTTCGCTGAACAGGATGTCAAGTGGGCACCTGATCAAATGGTGGAAGTGAGTTTAAGTGAACCCGATGATTTTTTAAAGGTACGTGAGACACTCACTCGTATTGGTGTAGCTTCTAGGAAAGAGAAGAAACTATATCAATCCTGTCATATCCTGCACAAGCAGGGAAGGTATTACATTGTTCATTTCAAGGAACTGTTCGCACTGGACGGTAAGTCTGCTAACCTATCGGTTAATGACGTACAGCGACGCAACAGGATCATCCAGTTACTAAGTGACTGGGGTTTGATCTCCATTAATAACTCTGATGATGTTGTTGATGTAGCTCCACTGAGTCAGATCAAAGTCTTGTCTTACAAGGACAAGGGTGGATGGACTCTTGAATCCAAATACAATATAGGTAAGAAGAAAACATAGCCTTTCTGTGTTGGTTCGGTAACCAACACCTTGTTTTTGTAATTTTTTATATATATAATTTACTATATCAATTTTTATCATGTCTCTATATACTCCAACTGGTACTCGCAACCTGATTCCATTTGTTGATCCTATTCATAGGATTCCTGACTGGACTGGTCTCCTTGAGAGCCCTATCTTCCAATCTGTACAAGCAAGTCCACCACAGTTCAACTGCCTTGACTATGAACGCTTTGAGATCTGTGATCTTGATGACATAGTACTTAAGGGTGACGATAAGCAGGAGGGTAACGTTGCTCGTTCTGCTGGTACTCAACATAGTATAAGTTTCGCTGATGATTTACAGCGAGGATATGATCCTACCCAACGACCCTTAATTATTGTACTCCTTCCTACTGGGATCGGTGGTGCTCTACAGAGATGGTTGTGGGATGGATATAATAGGTTCACCCTATTGATTGAGGACTTGGGAGTCCATACATTCCCTGCCTTCATATACACTCTTAAGGAAGGGTGGGATGTTGAAGATGCGTATGAGATTGTATCTCTAAGCATGAACAATCATAGCCATGCTGATGAGCACACTCGTCGGGACTTCATTCTTGCTGGTATCAACTGGGTGAAGCGTCATGGTAAGAAGACTAATGATGAGGTTGAGGACTGGATCAATACTATTGATCACAAGTGGAACCGAACTCAGATTGAGTCCATTGCTAAAGCCATCATTGTAGAGGGTCAGGTTACAGCACAGATCAAGCACTTCCGTACTGGTTCAGAAGCCAAGGCAGAAGTTACTAAGATCACTGGTCATCAGTTTAAGTACAAGGAGGATGATCCAAGTAATCCTATGGTTGTATGTACTAAGGAAGAAGCTTATGTAGATGATCTATTCCTTGCTCACATGACCAAGTTTGTTAGGGATCTTAATAGGGATGGTATCGTTGAATCCACTGAGATCATTGGGTACACCAAAGGATGTCAGACTGTTAAGGAAGTAGAAAAACAACGTGCTGCTGCTCAGGCTAGGGTGGATGAATTAGATAATCTTGTTTGTGATTACGTTCATGCTAAGTCTAAACTCAATGGTAAGGTTCCATACAAATGGAATGGATTCATTCCACAACTATATGGAAGAGAACTAGGTGAGGGTATCAAGAAAGACTTAGTGAACTAACCGTACCCCTGAAAAAGCTAGTGTGTGCTATAAATATATGTGATTGCCTTCGGGGATCACACAACACACACTCGCTTTTAAAGGAGAACTATGATGACTAATCTAGCAAGGTTTCATGCTGCCAACCTTCCAGAACTAATGGAAAGGATACATAAGAACAGCATAGGGATGGATGAATACCTAAACAGATTCTGGGATGGAGTGGACATCTCTTCAAATTATCCACCATATAATTTAATTGAAGTAAACAATGTCGAATCGAGACTCGAAGTCGCCCTTGCGGGGTTTAAGAAAGATGAAGTACACGTCTTCACGGAAATTGGAAAACTACATGTACAGGGCAAAAAAGAAGAATCAAAAGATGCTGGAACGTTTAGACATAAAGGATTGGCCAACAGGTCTTTCGATAGGGTCTGGACACTCGCAGATGATACCGAGGTACGAGATGTGGAATTCACAGACGGACTCCTCGTTGTACGACTAGGAAAAATAGTTCCTGAGCACCACGCAAGGAAGGATTATCTTTAATACATATTGAGGGAGCTTGACAAATGTCTTGCTCCCTCTTATACTTAATAGCATATAGTGTAACGCCATGATAGAAGAGTCCAGAATTAAATTAGTATTCACTCGTGATGGTGATACTGTCATCTGTGACCTACAAGAGGCAGTCAAGAAAGAGACTGGCGAAAGGGAAGCTTATATACTGACTGTCCCATACAAGGTAGAGATAACAGATCAACCAGAGAAGATGACTAACCCTGAAACCTTTGAGGATCAGGAGATTAAGATAAGGTATACACCTTGGAATCCATTTACTGTTGATCAGAGGATCGCTATAGTCCCAGACTATGTGGTCTCTGTTATGGAGCCTGCTCCTAGTTTACTACAGACATACCTAGGTAATGTACGTAAGAAGCAAGGAAGTCAGGGGGCACCAACTGAGTCAGTAAACATTGATGAGATCATAGCACCTGATGGTACACCAGTATGAGCATAAAATTATTGATGCTCAGGAATGGCGAAGAAGTTATCTCTGAGGTCAAAGAAATATGTGAACCTGAGACGGAGAAACCTCTTGGGTATCACATGCACAAACCTTTCCGACTTGACATCGTTACTGCTGGTAGCAATGATCAAGGTTATCAATTAGAGTGGTTCCCTTGGGCACCATTGAGTAAGGACAAGGACTTTTTTATACCTGGCAATCATGTGGTCACAGTATATGATCCACTTGATGCTCTCGTCTCCCAGTACGTAAGTGCTATTGATGAGGCTAGATATGAGGAGAACTTCCGTAAGCATGAGGCAAGATTCAATCTCAGCTATGAGGATCTTGATTTGAATGACATGTTTGATGAAGCTGAGAAAATGTTAAACGAAATTGATGATGATGGAGACACAACTACTACTGCTGAAGTCGGGAATATATCTGATAAGCCAAGTGGAGACACTTGACGACGAACCTGCTTGTCATCTGTATCAACCCTTTATAGTGAGCCAGGATGGTACACTTGAACCATGGCCACTTCACACAACGGACGACGACGTGTTGATTTTTTCTGATACTATTGCTACAATCTTAGAACCTAAGGAAGAGATCCTTAAGAAGTATAAGACCTGTACTACATGAGTTTCTACACCAACGTCCAACTACTAGGTAACGATCTATTGTACCTAGGGTATGAGGATGGACGGCGAATCCAACGCAAGTTTAAGTTTTCACCCACACTGTATGTGGTTAGCAATCAACCTACCAAGTTTAAGACCTTGGATGGGAGGTATGCTAAACCTATACAGTTTAATACTGTTAAGGAGGCACGTGAATTTAGGGATAAGTACAAAGAGGTAGAGGGGTTTGAAGTACATGGTTATGATCGATTCCTATACCAGTATATTTCGTCGGAGTTCACGCAGGAAGTGGATTACGATCTTAAGACTCTCAAGATTACATCTCTTGATATTGAAGTCGCATGTGAAAATGGTTTTCCTAACGTACGTGAATGTGCGGAACCATTACTATCGATCACAGTCCAGGACTACACTAGCCGTAAGCTTAAAGTATGGGGGACGAGGGATTATAAGACGGATCGTGAGGACGTTGATTTTATTCTGTGTGACGGTGAAGAACATCTCTTACGCAGCTTCCTCGCTTACTGGCAAACTGATTTCCCAGATGTTCTTACAGGGTGGAATGTTGAGCTGTATGACGTACCTTATATCTGCGGCCGTCTCGAAAGACTCCTCGGTGAGAAAGAGATGAAGCAGATGTCTCCTTGGGGCATCGTAAGATACGAGGAGATGGAGATAAAAGGTAGGGTACAGATCCTGTACAACATGTACGGTATAAATGTATTAGATTACATGGATCTGTATAAGAAGTTCACGTACACGAACCAAGAATCCTATAGACTAGATCATATTGCTAACGTTGAACTGGGTCAGAAGAAGTTAGATCACAGTGAGCATGAGAATTTTAAAGCGTTCTATACTAATGATTGGCAGAAGTTTATAGACTATAACATCAAGGACGTGGAACTTGTTCTCCAGTTGGAGGATAAGATGAAACTGGTGGAGCTTGCTATTGCTCTAGCGTATGACGCTAAGGTCAATTTAAAAGATGTCTACTACCAGGTACGGATGTGGGACACTCTGATATATAATTTCCTTGGGGAACGAAACATTGTTGTACCACCAGCAAAACGTTCAGACAAAAATCAAAAGTATGCAGGAGCTTATGTCAAGGAACCGAAACCAGGACGCTATGATTGGGTTGTTAATTTTGACCTCAATAGCCTGTATCCTCATCTCATTATGCAGTATAATATCTCCCCAGAAACCCTCAGGGAGACTAGACATTCCAGCGCGAGCGTTGAACGGATTCTAAATCAGGAGTGTCAGATTAGTAAGGAGTACTCTACGTGTGCTAACGGTGCTCAGTATCGTAAGGACATAAGAGGGTTCTTGCCTGAGATTATGGAGAAGATATACACTGAACGTGTACAGTCTAAGAAACTCATGATCATGGCAAAGCAGGAGTATGAAAAGACTCCTACTAAAGAGTTAGAGAAGCAGATTAGTAAGTACAATAACATTCAGATGGCTCGTAAGATCCAACTGAACTCTGCTTATGGTGCCATTGGTAACCAGTACTTTAGATATTATAACCTTGCTAATGCTGAGGCGATTACTCTATCAGGTCAGGTCTCTATCAGATGGATAGAGGATAAGATTAATAAGTACCTTAATAAAATTTTGAAGACAGAAGGAGAAGATTATGTTATTGCCTCAGACACTGATAGTATATACCTCTGTCTTGACCGCTTGGTATCTTCAATATTTACTGGCGAGGAGGTTCCTAAGGACAAGATCGTCACGTTCCTCGATAAGGTATGCCAACAGAAGATCGAACCGTTCATTGATGAAGCCTATGAAGAGCTGGCGACGTATGTAAATGCTTATGATCAGAAGATGTTCATGAAGAGGGAGAACATTGCTGATCGTGGTATCTGGACTGCTAAGAAGAGATACATTCTTAACGTCTGGGATAGTGAGGGTGTACGTTATAGTAAACCCAAGCTTAAGATGATGGGTATCGAAGCAGTTAAGTCATCAACCCCTGCTCCATGTCGTAAAGCGATTAAGGATGCCCTAAATATAATGATGACAAAGACTGAGAGTGATCTGGTAACATTCATTGACGGTTTTAAAAATGAGTTCTATTCTTTGCCACCAGAGGACATTGCATTTCCTAGGTCGGTTAATGGACTATCGAAATTCAAATCAAATATTACCCTGTATTCAAAGGGATGCCCGTTACATGTTCGTGGAGCGTTGCTTTATAATTTTTATGTCGCTGAGAAAAACCTCGAAAACAAATACCCATTGATTCAAGAGGGTGAAAAGATAAAGTATATTAAGTTAAAGACAGACAGGCACAACTTCACACGGGAGAATGTTATATCATTCTTGAACACCTTCCCTAGGGAACTAGGGTTGGAGAATTGTATCGACCATAAAGAACAATTCCAAAAAGCTTTTCTGGATCCTTTACAAATGATCACGAAGGTGATAGGATGGGAAACAGAAAAGAGATCAACACTTGAGTTTTTATTCGCATGAGCTTTTTGAAAGATGTCGTTAAAGAAATTGGCAACGACTATGCTGGACTCCTATCGGAAGGATCCGTTGGTGACATCGGAGGATATGTGGACACTGGGTCGTATATCTTTAATGCCCTTGTCTCTGGCAGTATTACTGGTGGCATTCCGTCCAACAAAATTACCGCCATCGCTGGAGAATCTTCAACTGGAAAGACCTTCTTCTGTTTGGGAATGGTTGAGTCCTTCCTCAAGCAGAATAAAGACGCAGGAGTAGTATACTTCGAGTCTGAATCAGCCATCTCTAAAAAGATGATGGAGGAGAGAGGAGTTGATACCAGTAGAATGATCCTTGTACCTGTTACTACAGTACAGGAGTTCAGGACACAGGCAATACAAATATTAGACAAATATTTAGAGCAACCCAAAGAGAAGAGACAACCTTTAATGTTTGTTTTAGATTCTCTGGGTATGCTATCCACCTCTAAGGAACTAGCAGACTCAGCAGAGGGTAAGGACACTAGAGATATGACTAGGGCACAGGTTGTCAAAGCTATCTTCCGTGTACTGACACTGAAACTAGGTAAGGCTAATGTTCCTATGCTGGTCACCAATCATACCTATGATGTAGTGGGTGCCTATGTGCCAACTAAAGAAATGGGCGGTGGTAGTGGCCTAAAGTACGCAGCATCGACTATAATATATCTTAGTAAGTCAAAGGAGAAGGATGGTAAGGAGGTCGTTGGTAATATAATCAAGGCCACCACAGCAAAGTCAAGACTATCAAAGGAAAATGCTAGAGTTTCTATCCGTTTATATTATGATAAGCGTGGACTCGATCGATACTATGGACTCCTGGAACTTGGTGAGAAGTACGGAGTATTCACTCGTAAAGGTAACCGCATTGTTGTCGATGATAGCTCCGTTTATCCTTCTGCTATGCTTAAGGATCCTGAAAAGTACTTCACCCCCGAAGTAATGGAGAAACTTGATTGGGCAGCCAGCCAAGAGTTTAAGTATGGAGTATTAGATGAGAGTTGAAGCGTTCCCCACCTACCTCTATAGGTATCATGTAGATGATGCTAAACCTATTAAGACAAGGGTGGAAGAATACTATGAGGAGAACAAGTTCAAAGATCAGGGTGACACCCCTGAAGGATGGAACTGTAAACTCTTTACCACATTTGGTACAGGATACTTTCCCATAGCAGAATGCCTTGACGCATTCACACCTGTTCTGGATGAATTCCAAACAGAAGCTAAGCAGTATGGCAGTCTGATCTTGACAGATCTATGGTTGAACTGTTATGAATCTACTAACTGGCAGGAGAAACATACTCATGCTCCTGGTCAGTGGTCTGCTGTATACTATGTTCACTTCGATCCGAATGAACATCACGCTACAAATTTCCACCACCCTAACGAGACGTTACTTTCTACTGCTGGTATTAAGTCCAACGTTCTGACCCCTTGGGTACAAGAGGGTGACATGGTTATCTTTCCATCATGGTTAGAGCACGCTGCTCCCATGAACAAGTCCTCTAAATTGAGGTCTACTATATCATTTAACTTCTTTATTGAGGAAGAAATCTATGAAGGTGGAAACACTGATACTGAAGAACTTACTGTTGAGTGAGGAGTATTGTCGCAGAGTTCTACCATTTATTAAATCAGAATATTTCCAAGACTACACAGACAAAGTAATCTTTGATTTAACTGATAAATATTTCGTAAAGTATTCTGCTGTACCAACAGTTGAAGCCCTTACTATTGAAGTGGGCAATCTCTCCACACTTAATGATGATCAGTTCAAGCAGATTACGCAAACATTAACGTCGTTAGACGAAGAGAAAACAGAACTAGAATGGTTGCTGGATACTACTGAGAAGTGGTGCCAGGAACGTGCGATCTATCTTGCTCTCATGCAGAGTATTAAGATTGCTGATGGTTCTGATGAAAAGAAAGCCCCCGATGCGATACCTAGTATCTTATCGGAAGCTCTTGGCGTGTCGTTTGATAACCATATAGGTCACGATTACATTGACGACTATGAAGAACGGTATGACAGTTATCACAGGGTCGAGTCGAAGGTTCCTTTCGACATCGAATTTTTTAACAAAATTACCAAAGGTGGTTTACCTAATAAGACTCTTAACATCGCGCTTGCTGGTACGGGTGTCGGAAAAAGCTTATTCATGTGCCACGTCGCTAG